CCTAAGGCTAAGTCTAAAGAGAAGATAGTAACAAAGTTAAAGTTTAAGATTAACGACCCTGAATTAGGAGTAGCAAGTGTACCACCCACAGACATTGTTTATGCAAGTGAATGTTGGGTATACAATGTTAAAACTAGAAAGATAGGTGTGTACAAAGCAAAAGATCCAGATCCTAAGAACTTACGAAGAGAAGGATCAGGACTTAATGTTAAAGGCACTACACTACTAGATTTCTGTGAAGAGTCAAGTGTGCAAAAAACACTCCGTAAGCCTAAGGAACAACTAAAATTCTTTGAAGGTGCCAAGACTGCTTGTAAGAATAATTTTGAAGCAATTAAAACAACAGACACTAAAATGAATGGTAGGTTCAACGAGCACACTATCATATTAAAGACATTTTAACCAGCATTGTCCGTAACAACCAACTAAATTCTGATAAATAGTGTTATGCCAGAGAATCAAATAGGATACAATAGCAGAGAAGATCTCGTAAGAGAGATGCAACTTAGGTTAGCAGATGACATCGTTGATGTAGAGCTCGACCGAGACCACTACGACGTAGCAATAGACTCTGCTATGAAAAAGTATAGACAACTAAGTGCAGGGGCGGTTGAAGAAAGTGTTATCTTTATTCAGACGCAAATAAATGTAACAGAATACACATTACCAAATGAAGTCATGGAAGTTAGAAGACTTTACCGTAGAGGTGTTGGTAGTAATTCAGGTACTGGATCAAACTTTGATCCTTTTGATGTTGCATTCAACAACATGTATCTTTTAAACGCAGGCCAAATTGGTGGCTTAGCAACGTTTGATGCATTCTCACAATACAAAGAAACAATAGGTAGAATATTTGGAAGTGAATACAATTTCCTTTGGAATAGAAATACCAAGCAACTTAAGATATTAAGAAATGTTTCTACTGACGAAGAAGTAGCAGTTGGAGTTTATAACTTTATACCAGAAAAATTATTGCTAGGTGATATTTATGCGGGTAAATGGTTAGGTGACTTTGCACTAGCTCAGTCTAAACTTATACTTGGTGAAGCAAGAAGTAAGTATATGGGCGGCATACCAGGAGCAGGCGGTAACATTGTTCTCAACGGAGAAGCAATGAAACAAGAAGCTCAAGCAGAAATGGAAATTCTCATTCAGTCAGTACACAATATGGAAGAAGGTAACTTACCGCTAGGTTTCGTAATAGGCTAAGTTCTTTTTTCTATTAAATTTACTTACATATGATGATAAGTATTTTTAGCACAAACAGGTAATTTATGAACATCATTGGACTAGTAGGTTTTATAGGCTCAGGTAAAGACACAGTAGCAAACATGTTTGTTGACAACCATGGTTGTGTACAAGATAGTTTTGCCGCTCCTCTTAAAGACTTATGTTCAACTATATTTGGTTGGGAAAGGCATTTACTCCAAGGCGATACTGTTGAAAGCAGAGACTTTAGAGAAACGCCAGACCTTTACTGGACTAAGAAACTTAATATTGATAACTTTACTCCTAGATTAGCATTACAACTAATGGGAACAGAAGTACTTAGAAATCACTTTCATGAAGATATTTGGCTAAACAGTTTAGAATATAGATTGCGAGTAAGACATCAAACAGATCCTTGTGTTGTTGTAAGCGATGCTAGATTCCAAAACGAGTTATCACTGATTAAATCTATGAATGGATATGTTATTTGGGTACAACGCGGAGAACTACCTGATTGGCATGATGTTGCAAAAACATCTCACACAAATGCTGTTAATAGAAAAATAATGCAAACACGTTATAAAGAAGTTCATGAAAGTGAATGGAATTGGGTAGGCCATCCCGTAGATTATATTATTAAAAATAATGGCACTTTAGACGAGTTAATAGAGCAAGTTGCCGAAGTGAGAGCAGACATAGACTCCCGTAAACCGCCTACAGCACTATATAGTGTGTGAAGGTATATTTATCTAAAACCCCCAAAACCTTGTTACCCAATATTCTATAATACCGTATAATACCGTCTTTTGGATAAATACATGTATCCATAACAAATTATATATAAATGGGAGAACAATATGGCTACATTAACCTCACCAGGAGTTAGCATTACCGTAACAGACGAAAGTTTTTACGCGGCGGCTGGCACTGGAACTGTACCTCTTATTGTTATTGCTACAGCAGAAGACAAAACCGCACCAGATGGTTCATCAACTGCAAGTTACACAACATCAGCAACTGCTGGTAATGTGTATTTGATCAATAGCCAACGAGAGTTACTTACAAATTACGGTAACCCTAACTTTAGAAAAAGTGGGGCAACACCTTTACACGGAGACGAACTTAACGAGTACGGCTTACAAGCGGCTTACAGTTTCTTAGGAATTGCCAACAGAGCATACGTCCTTAGAGCTGACATCGACTTGTCAGAACTTACAGGTTCTACAACGGCTCCAACAGCGGCACCGGCAAACGGTTCATACTGGTTAGATACAAGTGCAACAACTTGGGGTCTTAAAGAATGGAGCGGAACTGGCTGGGTAATTAAACCAACATTAGCACCAAATAGTACCCAAGTTACTACAGGAGCCTCACCGGCACCTAAAGCATCTATTGGTGTAGACGGTAACTATGCAGTTGTTTATCAACAAGACACTGGCGCAACAATGGCAGATATCAAACTATTTGAAAAGATTTCAGGTGCTTGGTATCAAATTGGTACAACAGGTTGGGACTCAGCATCAAGTGGTGACTTCCAAATTGCTAGACATACTAACATTCCTTCAACAAGAAGCGGTGGTGGTTCATTAGCGGCAGGTGATTTATTCTTACAAACTAACACATTGAACAATGGTTCAGTAATTGGTTTAAAACTTTACAGCTCTACTACAACAGCATGGACTACTCAGTTAGCATCTTACAGACAAACATCTGCAGAAGCATACGCTGATTACGGTACTGCAAGTTTAGGTGATCTTTGGTTTAAGTATTCATCAGCAGATGCAACTGTTAAACTAAAAAGACATAACGGTGCAAGTACATTAAGTATTTCAAGTTCAGCGGCAATAGCCGATGACGTTATTGTTACAACTGGTCATACTAGTGGTACTACTGCAATCAAACTTGACATCAATGACAGATTTGCTGTTAATGGTGCAAGTGGTTATGTTAATGTAACATTCCATAACTTTGATAGCGATTCAAACGGTAAACTAAGTGTTGATGACATGGTCCAAGCAATTAACTCAGCATTGAGTTCAGCAAACCAAGTTAATACACAGGCAGGATCAATTACATGTTCAAATGTTTCTGGTAAAATCTCACTAGTTAATAGTGCTGGTACTGATATTAATGTTGTAGCAGGTGATGTCTCAGGCTTTAACGCCGCAGATTTAAATCTACTAGAAACAAATAGTAACTGGGAAGATTTAACATTTACATCTTCACCTATTGCTCCAACAGGAACATTAGCAGATGGTACTTTATGGTACGATAACTTACTTGACAATACTAACATTGACTTTGTCTTTAAAGGTTCTGACAGTAAGTGGAATTCATATCCATATGACGTAAACATTGCGGCGGCAGAGCCAACAGTACAAAGTGACAAAGGTTCACTTGTAACTGGTGACTTATGGGTCAGTAGTGCAGACTTAGAAAACTATCCTAAGATTTACAAGTACAATTCAGCATTAGCGGCAGGTAGCAGATGGGTATTAGTTGATAATACAGATCAAATATCAGCAGATGGTATAGTATTTGCAGACATGAGAAGTGCTATTACACAGGGCGCCGGCGTTGCTATGGACAGTGATTGTCCTAATCCATCAGTATATCCTTTAGGTATATTAGGTTGGAACAAACGTTTGTCAGGTGGTAATATTAAGAAGTATTCAACAACTAACGCAAGATGGGAAGACAACAGTGGTAACTTTGCCAATGGTGCTCCTAAATTACTTAGAAAAGCACAAAGAGGTGCAGTTGTTACAGCATTACAATCAGCATTAACAAGTAACCAAGATATCAGAAATGAAACTAATAGATACAATCTAATAGCAACTCCAGGTTATGCAGAATGTTTAGATGAAATGATTACACTAAACACTGATCGTAAAGAAACAGCATTTGTTATTGCAGACGCTCCTTTAGGATTAGCAAGTGATTCAACATCAACTCAAGCATGGGCAACTAACACAGCAGTTGCTACAGCAAACGGCGAAGATGGATTAGTAAGTGGATCAGCATACGCGGCTGTTTACTACCCACATGGTATGTCAACAAACTTAGACGGAACTAACATTGTTGTTCCTTCAAGTTCAATTGCATTGAGAACACTGGCCTATAATGACCAGGTTGCTTTCCCTTGGTTTGCTCCAGCAGGTTTCCAAAGAGGTGTCGTTAGTAACGCAACTTCAACTGGTTACTTAAACAGAGCAACAGGTGAATTTAAAGCAGTTGCATTGAATGAAGGTCAAAGAGACAGTCTATACAGCAACAAAGTTAACCCAATTGCTAACTTCCCAGGAAGAGGCATTAACGTATTTGGACAAAAGACTTTAAGTCCTACATCAAGTGCGTTAGACAGAGTTAACGTTGCACGTTTAGTTGTTTACATAAGAGAAAGACTTGATGATTTAGTTAAGCCATTCTTGTTTGAGCCAAACGATGCTTCTACAAGAGCAGATGCTAAAGCAATCGTAGATAGATTCTTAGCAAACCTTGTTACTCAAAGAGGTTTATTTGACTTTGTTACAGTTTGTGACACAACAAATAATACCGCAGAAAGGATTGACAGAAACGAATTGCACATTGATATTGCTATACAGCCTATCAAAGCAATTGAGTTTATTTACATTCCGATCAGAGTACAAAACACTCTTGGTTCGACTGCATAAGTTAAACTTTACAGTAAAAACACTAAAAGGCGTCATTAGGCGCCTTTTTTTGTGGTTATAATAGCATACGTTAATTAAATTTAGCAAAAGATGATAAATATTTGCATATAAACGATTATCGTTATTATTTTATTAACGTAGGAGAAAATACAATGGCATTAGAGGCTATACCAACATTAAATAAATTCGGAGTACCAACTGGTGACAGTACTACCGGAACTGGCATATTAATGCCAAAACTAAAGTATCGATTTAGAGTAACATTCTTTGAAGGCTTTGGTGGTGCAGTTGCAGGTGATAACTTAGTTATTACTCAAAACGTACAATCAGTAGAAAGACCAAAATTGACTCACGAAGAAGTTACAATTGATTCTTACAACTCAAGAGTATATATCCAAGGTAAACATACTTGGGATCCAATTACTGTAACTGTAAGGGACGACATGACTAATGGTACTTCTAAGGCAATCGGTAGACAGTTGCAAAGACAATTTAACCATTTCCAACAAACAACACCAAGTGCTGGTTCAGATTACAAATTTCAAACAGCAATTGAAGTACTAGATGGTAGTTCAACAGAAGCAACTGAGTATTGGGTATTAGAAGGATGTTTCCTTACTAATGTTAACTATGGTGATCAAGACTATTCTGCAACAGATCCTGTTCAGATCGTAATGACTATCAAGTATGATAACGCAACTCAGTATGATACAGATTCTTCACCATTAAGTCCGGCTCCAACAGCAGGATCAGTTAGTACTAACAGAGCTTAAGACTAGCCTTGCTAGGAGTTAGCATATGGCTTTAGACTTTTTAGGGAAATACAGCGGCGACCAGAAATTTCTACTTAGAGATTTTAGGAATGCCGCAAGATTAACACCTGGTGTTAATCCGCCAAGACAAAAGTTTGAGGGTTATGTAAATTTTATACTTAACCGTGAGCTTTATTCTACTCTCTATGGCGACCAAGCATCCAATGAATTTAGAACACAAATCAGTAGTTTAGTTAGAACTGCTGATTTACCTTCTGTTGTATTCCAAACAGAAACTAAAAATGCATTTAACAAAAAACGAATTGTAAACACAGGTGTTACATACAATCCTGTGAGTATGACGGTATTTGATACTGTAGGTAATGAATGGATTACTACATTAATGAAATACTTTTCATACCATTTTATGGATCCTCGTAATAATCAAAAATCAGATGACAGAGACATAGCCGCCGGAAACATTAGAGAAGGTGGAGTAGAAAATACAAATTCGTCTTATGGTCCAGCCACGGGTTTTGATGTTGGGTTTAATTCTAATGACGCCGGTTATAACTTAAATGCTTCTGCACAATTTTTCGAACGTATTGATTATGTATTGTACCACGGAAACAAAGGTGTTCAGTATAGTATTATAAACCCAATGATGTCAGAATTCAAACCAGGCAGTATAGATTATTCATCAAGTGATGTGCAAGAATTTTCAATGACATTCGATTATGAAAGATTTACAGTATATAATAAACTAAACTTTGACTTAGCGGCAGAGGACGTAGACAGATTTGAAGAGCTAGGCGCAATTACAGGTGATTTATTTGAAGGTGGTGACGAAACCAAACCATTAGTACTACAAGAAGCAAACGAAAGAACACTAGGATATTTAGGCTCAGAAGAAGAACGCAGAGCTAGGAG